CGGACATGTTAACAACACAGAGTACGATAAATGAGGTAATGGAGCCCATGAGTTGACCCCAGACCTGGGGAGCATCCTCAATGAGGTGACCTGTTAAGCTCTTATGAAAGAGTTCACGCAAGTCACTGGGCATACCTACAGCGTCGCAAATTCCATCGACACAACACGCGGACAAGTAAGGATCCAAAAGGTCTGTCGCACTCTGGTAATCCAGAGAGTGAAACGTTCCAGACTTGCCTTGGAAGACCTCCCGAAGGAAGTCCGGCGTGACTGTCTCACCGATCAGTCTGAAGCATCGCAAATGCCTCATCTGTCTGTGAAGGAATTTCTGCACTGGCTTGAGGGCAAAGTAAGTAAGGGGCGGGCCCTTGGATATGACCCGCACCTTAAGTGCCTCTGGTAAGGCGACCAACTTCACGTTGGCCACTTCGTCCCGAGCACGCTCGCGAACGTTGGAGTACACCTCACGGTATATCTCCTGAACCTCCCTCCGAAAGGCAGGGTTGATCGTTACGTTCGCAGTTTCTTCGTCTTCTATCTCATCGTCATTCCCGTTGATTACAAAAGCAGAAGAGTACTTCCGACCCGCCAGGGCCGGAGGGACTCGATCCATCACAAAGCGTTCATCCATAAGTGTTCCGAATGTGCCGAACCTACTACGGGTATCGACATAATTGGCTTTCACTGATGGCGCATAGGGGTGGAAGAGGTCAGTATCACGGATACGCGTGGTAAAAACCTCCCGGCAGGTCCTTCTTACTTCCTCGGCTATTACGGCCGTTGAGGAGAATGGGGAAGATCTGGACGGCTGCTTCGTTGTCAGCACAACTTTCGTTTTCACCTTGGCCTGTTCAAGGGCTAAGTCATCTGGGCGGGGCATCCCCTTCTTAGAGTAGAGAATACCAACCGCGAAGGAAAGGGCACGATCCGGATCATCAAAGCGTCTTTGAATGAACCGTCCAAGTGACCCTCCTGCCAGCTGATTCGGAATGTCCGAATGCACGAAGGGTTTCTCCGGCAACGGATTATCCAAGTGATACGACATGAACGCTGCTAGCTTGTACTTCAAGAATTTAATCCAGCCCACTTCCGCTGAGCATAGTTGCCAGTGGTCAAGGGTAGACTTACACGCGAACGAGTCCGGGCGAAATCCCCAAAGTTTAGCGTAGTCAACGAGTGTATCGAGCGATAGAGCAAGCTTTCTTCGATCGTCAGCCGAACAAGCTGACGGAAGGAGGCCTCCTATCATGGGCCCAGTTGCTTTGATCTCTGAATCTGCTGAGACCGAAGGCTTGCCTTGTGCGGGTTGATTTCCCTGTCCTATCGCCTCCTCTACGGAGACGGATAAGGGAACAATATCCACGCCAAGTCTGCCTGACAGCATCTCACACAGAGAGTCACCAGTCACTGGAGTTGGTGGCAAGGTTGCGGCAAGGTGAAGTTGAACGACT